GCCTGAGCTGCCTATCTGCGCGAAGCCGCCTGAGCTGCCTATCTGCGCGAAGCCGCCTGAGCTGCCTATCTTCGCGGAGCCGCCTGAGCTGCCTATCTTCGCGTAGTCGCCTGAGCTGCCTATCTGCGCGTAGTCGCCTGAGCTACCTATCTTCGCGAAGCCGCCTGAGCTGCCTATCTGCGCGGAGCCGCCTGAGCTGCCTATCTGCGCGAAGCCGCCTGAGCTGCCTATCTGCGCGTAGTCGCCTGAGCTGCCTATCTGCGCGTAGTCGCCTGTTTCGACCTTATCACTCGGCATATTTTTTATCGTTTTCTCGTATACGAAATCTATACAGGCTTTGACGAAACCGGCAAAACCAAGCTTTACGCCGATTTTGATAGTGCTTGTGGCGAATTTTCGCCCATCATCGGTAACAGGCTCGTCGATAGCTTCTACGGTCGTAAATTCGCTGAACTTGCCATCTTCGTGCACCAGCGGGTAATGGTCCAGCACGTCAAACGGATTAACGCAGTAGTGCGTAACCCCGCCGACGCATACGCCGTGCCCGTTTTTCTTGTAGGTTTTGCCTTCTTCGTACTGATAACCCCTGCATACGAGTCCGGGGTCATAGGCTTTGTAGCCGTGTTTGTTATCTGTCATGGTTGTTCCCCTTTTACTTTCTTATTGCCTCGCGTCTCTTCGCGCACTCGTCCTCGGCTGTGTTGGCAAACCACACAAGCGCCGATATTACGCCGCCGACGATGAAAACAACGCCCATGACGGCTATAAAAAATAAAGCAATCATCATTCTTCCTTACCTCATTCATCAAAGCCGGGCAAAAGCTGCACAGTATCAAGAAGCAATTCAAGATCGCTGCGGCTAAGGCCGGATTTGCGAATAATATTATTTACTCGCTCGATAGTTTCGGGATCATCCGTCACATATTCCTGTTTCGTGATGGGCGTATCGCGGTAGTAGTATTCCGTGCCTGTAGGTACGCTGTACACAAGATGTGAGTAAGCATACTCGATAGCCCTTGACGCCACTTCTGACAGCGAACGTCTTGTTTCTTCCGACATCTCGCAGACATGGGCGTAGGCTACCATGCTAATACGGATGCGGGGGTACTGCTTCTGCCCACCAACGCGAGTGCCGTTGTTACGGGGCATTACGAATTTATCCATTTCTTTTGTCATTTTCTTTTCCCCTTTCCTATAGTTGGTTTTAATCAAGTACGGAAATCGTCTAAGCAGTATTCAGGCCGAACGCGAAGAGCTGTAACTATCAGCGCCAGCTCGTACCGGCTCAGCTCTGCGCGGTTTAGGATGGCTTCAAGCTCTTCTATCCGCGCAGGGTCTTTTTCTATGAGCTCAAATCTGCGAAAATTCATCTTTCCCCTTTCCGCGCATAAACGCAATAAAAGCCTCACGCGGTATTTTTACGCGGTTGCCTACGATGATTACGTCAAAGCCCAGCAGCTCCGGGCGCTGCCTTGCCGCAACGCGGATAAGCTGAGGGTCAGAGTGCAGCACACTTGCCACCTGTGCCGGTGTCAGTGTTGCCGCGTCCATGCGTTCAACTTCTGATAGCGTCATGCGCTTACCTTCCTTTCTCCTCCCTTGTAACGCATAGTGTCTGTTTTAGACACTTATTCAGCAAAAAAAATTCGATCAACCGTAGTGCTGTCCAAATTGTACTTCAGCTTAATTTTAAATATCTCGCCCTGTTTAAATTCCGTGCCGTTCTCATTTATTTTATTAGACACAGACTGTTCGGAAATGCCGAGATATTCAGCCAACGACGCATTGGTGTCACCATTGAGAGCCATTATGCTTTTTAGAAGTTTTCTGTTCATACGGTTTAAACTCACCTCCTTGTTTCTGTTTGTGTCCATTCAGGACACTTTATCAGCTAAAGCAATGCCCTAACATTTGTGTCTGATTAGGACACTGCCAATATAACACGTTAATTTTTAAATGTCAACAAAAATTTTTCTCATTTCTAAAAAAATATTTGATTTTTAGGAAACAGTAGTGTATTATTAAGACACGAAAGGTGGTGACCTTAATGGACATCGGAAAATTGATAAAAGATGCCCGATTAGCAAAAGGCATGACGCAGGAGGAGCTTGGTAATCTTGTTGGCGTTCAAAAATCCGCTATTGCTAAATATGAAAACGGAAGAGTTGTAAATATAAAGAGAAGCACCTTGCAGCGTTTAGCCAAAGTGCTTGATTTAAAGGGATCTGATTTGATAATCGAGTCTAACCCTAACGAAGCAGCTTCACTAAGTGCAATGGTGCTTTCTGATAGTGATTTGCGTGAAGTAATCGAGCTTTATATAACCTTAACCCCTGAAGATAAGAAAACCTGCAAAAGCTTACTTGAGCGATTAGCAAAACAGCAGCCGTGACAGCTCAAGCATGTATTCTAACTGTGCTGTCGAAAGATTAATAAGTCTCTTATTCATTTCAATGATCTTAGGCAGATTCTTAACTTCACATTTTTCGAGTGTTTCGTATAGCTCTTTTAATTCCTCTTTCGCTGTCATTCCCGCTCTCCTTCCGTTTTTTTGTGCTTTCTCTTATATAGATAAATTTATTCGTTTTCTGTCCGTTTAAGATATTACTACGAATGCGTAAACATTTCAAGTATTGTTATGCACAAACATAAAACATCCTTTTTGTGCAATTTGTGCGGCGGATTATATGGGCAATGTACACAAGCCGAGATTGCTGTTATTAAGCAATCAGCCGAAATTGTTGAAAATTGTGGAATTTCGCCGTCAACAATGGTAATATTGTGTAGTAATTAAAATTAAGGGGGAATAATATGGACACATTAAAAGGTGCTTTGAAAGGTGTCTTGTGCTTTGTTTTTGCAATTATAGCTGCCGTTTTTCTTTTTGGTTCAGACAAATTAAACATTGTAAATTTCATAGGCTTTTTGTTTTTTGCAGCGCTTGCGACTATGCTGATAATACCCCAAAACAAAAAACAAGAAAAAGAGCTTGAAAAGTTGCGTGGTATGCTAACAGATGAACAGCGCGACGCACTCGAAGTCCAAAAAGAACTCGAAGACCAAATCCAGCATGCCAAAACTGAGAAAGCATCCATTGACGCTGAACTGGTTACAGCAAAAAACAGTTTAGAAACTGCGCGGAAAGAATTGCAGAGTGTAAAGCAATCAATTGTTGAAACGAACGAAGAGGTTCTTTTACAAAGTTTCAACCTTTATACACCGCATTATGATTTCATGCGCGCCGATGACTATAAGGCGCGCTTGTTGCAAAACCGCGCGCAGCAAAAGGAAGCTATAAAGAACGGTGCAGCTGTTTTAGGATCAACTAAGTGGACTGTCAACGGCAGTTTAGCAAGCGGTCGTAAGATGGTTTCCGACATGCAAAAATTATTGCTACGGGCATTCAATTCCGAGTGCGACGATATTGTTGAGCATGTCAAGTATAACAACATCGAGGCCAGCGAAAAGCGCATATATAATTCACGAGAAGTTGTATCCAAATTAGGCCGAATTATGGACGTATCCATAACCAATAAGTATTACAAATTGAAAATTGACGAACTTCACCTTGCGTTTGAATGGCAGCAGAAAAAGCAGCAGGAAAAGGAAGAACAGCGTGAAGCCCGCGCCGCAGAACGTGAAGCTGCTAAACTGGCAAAAGAAATCGAAGCCGAAAGGTTGAAGCTAAGCAAAGCACAAACGCACTATCAAAATGCACTTGAAAAAATAAATAAGCAATTGGCGACCGCCAGTGAAGCAGACCGTACTGCGATAGAAGAAAAGAAAGCCCATATTGAAGCAGAGCTTGATAAGATCGACACTGCGTTCAAGGAAGTTGATTACCGTGAAGCAAACCAACGTGCCGGATACGTTTACATTATATCTAATATCGGCGCGTTCGGCGAAAACGTGTATAAAATCGGCATGACCCGCCGCCTTGACCCCTCAGACCGTGTTGACGAACTGGGCGATGCGTCCGTACCCTTTAAATTTGATATTCATGCAATGATATTTTCCGATGACGCGCCGAAGCTTGAAGCCGCGCTGCACAATGCGTTTGCAGACCGCAAGCTGAATTTCGTGAACCAACGCAGAGAATTCTTTAACGTCACTCTTGATGAGATTAAAAAAGTAGTTAAAGAAAACTTTGATAAGTCCGTCGAATTTATCGATACGCCCCCAGCCGAACAGTACCGTGAATCGTTGCTATTACGCGCACAGGCGAACGCAAATACATAGTTTTCAACTCACCCTGCCTGCCGCTGCAACCCGGTAGGCAGGGCTTGTAACAGATATCCCTTGTAAACCTTTTATCTGCTACGGTTATAGCGTAACAAAATGTACCTCCGAAATCTACAACGAAATCGCCGAAATGACGCTTTTTCAGTAGTTTCGCCAAAAACAAGAATGCTTTGGAGATGATAATTAACCGTGCAATCGACTTATGAAATTCCCGATTTGACTGTGGTTTTCGCCAAAATCCGCAAAGGTAAGGACGCATCGGGGCTAACTAATCAGGAAATCGCCGACAAGTCCGGCATCGCGTACAACACCGTATGCAATATAACCGCCGGTACTGCAAAGCAGGTTTCGTTCCACAGCGTCGCCGCCATATGCGTTGTTCTCGGCCTGTCGCTCGATGAAACGTTGGGTTTGCGCGACACCGATACTAACGACTATATCCGTGAGCTTGAGATTGAAAACGCCTGCGCAAAAAATGACGTTGAGCACCACAAGCGCATGAACGCCGTTTACAGGCCGCTGATTTTCTGCCTTGTCGGTGTATGCGCAATTCTACTGTGCGTTGGCGTGGGATATATCATATTTGATATACAGCTAAAGAACATCGGCTTGTTCAAATCCGGCGGCTTAACTTTGCTGGCCGTGTTCCTGGCTATCGTGGTGCTTGCTGCCGTCGCCCTGATCGCCTTTGCGGTGAAAACCGTAATCCACGATGCCAAAACAGCAAAAAGTCCACAGGACTGATTCTGTGGGCATTATTCGCTATAAAATTATTTTCGGCGAATATCTAAGGGGGTTAAAGCGAATAATGAAATGCAAAAAATGCAAAGCCGATATACCGGAAGGTTCAAAATTCTGCAATATGTGCGGCGCACGTGTGGCAGCAGGCCGAAATCTCGCGGTAATGGTACAGGCAGCGTCTACAAGCGCGGCAGTGGCTGGACTGTGGTAATCGTCGAAGGATATGTAATCGACGAAAACGGCAAAGTACACCGCAAGACCCGTTCTAAGGCCGGTTTTAAGACGAAAAAAGAAGCTATAGAATATATACCTATCCTTAAACGAACGCCAGCTTCAAAGGCTAAAAACGCATCATTTACGCAGATATATGAAGCGTGGTTGCCTACGCACCGTGCCGGTAAAAATACAATAAACTGCTACAAATCAGCGTATAAATACTTTGAAGCTGTTTATCATTTAAACCTGCGCGATATCGAAATAGAAGATTTGCAGGAATGTATCGACGAATGCCCACACGGACGGCGCACAAAAGAAAACATGCGCGCACTATGCGGCCTTATCTACAAATATGCCATACCGCGCCATTATGCCGAGTTGAATTACGGGCAGTATTTGAACGTTGACGGCAAGCACAGCAGTAGACCCGGCCTGCCTGATGATGCGCTGCCGAAGCTGAAAGCGCACGTTAACGGCGTGTTCGGCGCGTCCTACGTCATTTGCCAGTGTTACTTAGGCTATCGCCCTACTGAGTTTGTCGCGCTGGATGCATCGCAGTACATCCGCGCTGAACATGCATTTATAAACGGCATAAAAACCGAAGCCGGTATAGATCGCATCGTTACGATATCGCCGAAAATACAGCCGTATATCGACGCGCTGTTGCCGCCCGGCAAAACGTCCGGGGCGGTGTTCGTCGACAAGGATGGCAAAGCCTTTACCGTAGAACGCTACAGGGCTTTATTTTATAACGTGCTTGAAGCCTGCGGCATAGATAATCCCACACAAGAACGCGACGGAAAAACCTTTTATACATACACGCCGCACAGTTGCCGTCACACGTTTGCTACCCTTATGAAGCGTGTAAAGGGCGCGGATAAAGACAAGCTTGAATTGATCGGGCACACCAGTGATGATATGTTAAGGTATTATCAGGACGTAAATTATGCCGATTTGCGCAAAATAACCGATGCTTTGTGAAAAAACGTGTTGTGCTATTACAGACATATTACAGACAAGGCCATTTTTCAGCAGAAATGCAAGGTTCAAATTTAGTAACTTTTCAGGGCAAAACATACCCGTAAACGCAAAAAAGACCCGAAAGTTTACACTTTCGAGCCTTATTTGTTTGGTGGAGATAAGCGGGATCGAACCGCTGACCTCTTGAATGCCATTCAAATAAACGATTTTATTATTTTCTCTAAATTGTTGCCTATTTTCGCATTTTAAGCGTTTTAAGGCTTTGTTTTTGCCGTAAAAGTTATTATATTTCATGGCAAAATTTAATAAAAATCGCCCGAAATGCTGCAAAAATGCCGTCTATTACAGACATATTACAGACATTGTTTATTCCACGTCCACAATCCCGAAGTAATACGCTGCCATCTTTGCATTGGGGCTTTTCGCGTCCTTATCGAACAGAAACGCCTTTGCCATGCAAGCGTAAAATTCGGGTGTGCCTACGTTGTATTTGTTGGCGACGGTGCAGTAATCCGAATACATCATGTTCATTGCTACGTTCCAGCAATAATCGGATATATGATCGAATTTTACGCCGATGGACTGTGCAACTGCTGTTGTCTGCGCGATCGTCCAATGTCCGCCGGTCGTACCGTCGTCGTTCAGCATTTTAGCGTTCCATGCCTCCGCGTCGTCACGAGTAAATTTACCTGTGCGGCATAGACACTGTTCCATGCTGTCGATAGCTTCCCAGCAATCTACCATGTCATGCACTGCCTGATACGTCCGTTCTGTGGACGGTGAGGCCATGTATTCAGATATGGCATTTTCAAGCTTTTCTTTGTAAGCTTTGATTTTATCTTTCATGCCAGTTTCACCATGCTTGCGCAAACGTGGTTGATTGTACCTGCTATGCCGCTTATGGCCGCGCTGATAGTGGGTGTGCCGTTGCAACATACGGGGATGTAGATCGTGGTTTCGACATGCAGCGTGTAAATGTTGTTCGCTACGGTCGTTACCTGTGCATCAGCGCAAGGCAGCGCGACGGTATCTTTAAAGGCTTTAAGCTCGGCTGTACCGGCTGCGTCAGCCGTGAATATAACATCATAGCTGATGCGATAAAGGCCGCTGGACGCGACTACAAAGCCGCCTGTGACGGTATCTATCGAACAGCCGGTGTCGGTGTTCAAAACTCCCAGCA